CAGACAATGAGGTCAAAGGACCTTTTGGTGAATACATAGACATCGGTATATTAGAACATTGGCAAAATGAAGTTGATGGTTTAAAAAATGATCCAGATGCATTAAATGAATTTTATAGACAGTTTCCTAGAACAGAGGAACACGCGTTTAGAGATGAAACTAAGAATAGTATATTTAACTTAACTAAAATATACGAACAAATAGATTATAATGAAGACATATCAGGATCTTCAGTAGTTAACACAGGTAGTTTTCAATGGGTTAACGGTATTAAAGATTCACAAGTTATATTTTATCCAGACCCAAAAGGTAGGTTCAAAATAAGTTGGATACCACCTGCTCACTTACAAAATAGAGTTGTTGAACGTAACGGTTATAAGACACCGGGCAACGAGCATATGGGTGCATTTGGATGTGATAGTTATGATATTTCGGGGACGGTCGACGGGCTAGGTTCCAAAGGAGCACTGCATGGACTCACCAAATTTTCTATGGAAGATGCTCCTCCTAATCACTTTTTCTTAGAATACATTGCTAGACCTCAGACTGCTGAGATGTTCTTTGAAGATGTTTTGATGGCATTAATATTTTATGGTATGCCAATACTAGCTGAGAATAACAAACCTAGACTTTTATATTATTTAAGACGTAGAGGTTATAGAGGTTATTCTATGAACAGACCTGATAGAAGTTGGAACAAATTATCTACTACAGAAAAAGAGATTGGTGGCATACCCAACTCTAGTGAAGACATTAGGCAAGCACATGCAGCAGCTATTGAGATGTATATACAAGAACACGTTGGTTTAAAAACAAACGGTAACTACGGTGACATATATTTTAACAGAACGTTAAATGATTGGTCTAGATTTGACATAAACAATAGAACAAAGTTTGATGCAGCGATAAGCTCGGGTTTAGCTGTTATGGCTTGTAATAGAAATTTATATGCACCAAACGTTAAAAAAGAAAAACAAAGCATAAATATTAGTTTTTCAAGATATGAGAATCAAGGAAACTTTTCAAAAATAATAAAATAGAAATATGGCTGAATCAATTACTAAAAACTATTTTCCTAGCCAAGTCGTAAGTGACTTAGAAAAAATAACACCTCAATATGGTTTGAAGGTTGCTAAAGCTATTGAAAGTGAATGGTTTGATAAAGACTCTGGATCTAATAGATATAAAAGTAATGAGTTAACTTTTCATAGACTTAGGTTATATGCTAGAGGCGAACAGTCAATACAAAAATATAAAGATGAATTATCTATTAATGGTGATTTATCTTATCTTAATTTAGACTGGAAACCAGTACCTATTATACCTAAGTTTGTTGATATAGTAGTAAATGGTATATCAGAGAGAACGTATGATGTAAAAGCTTACTCTCAAGATCCATTTGGCGTTAGTAAAAGAACTGAGTACATGGAAAGCATTATTGCTGACATGAGAACTAAAGAGTTAAATGAATATACAAAACAAGCTTTTGGTGTTGATATATCTAACACACCTGAAGATGAGCTACCTGATTCACAAGAAGAGTTAGAATTACACATGCAGCTTAACTACAAACAAGCTGTTGAGTTAGCAGAAGAGCAAGCTATAAATACTATATTTGATGGAAATAGATATGAGTTAACTAGAAAAAGAGTTAATTATGATTTGACTGTTATAGGTATAGGTGCTGTTAAAAATACATTTTCTAAATCAGAGGGTGTTAAAGTAGAGTATGTTGATCCAGCTAACTTAGTTCACTCATATACAGAATCACCATACTTTGATGATATATATTACGTTGGTGAAGTTAAGGTTATACCAGTTAACGAGTTAAAGAAACAGTTTCCTGATTTAACAAATGAAGATCTTGAAGAAATAGTAAAGCAACCACATCCAAATACAAATGGATATAGTAAGGCTAATTACGATGATGTAGACAATAACCAAGTTGAAGTACTTTATTTTAATTATAAAACTTATATGAATGAGGTTTATAAGATAAAGCAAACAGCGACTGGTGCTAGTAAAATATTAATAAAAGATGATTCATTTAATCCTCCAACAGAGGTGTTAGATGATAAGTTTGAAAAAGTTTCTAAATCAATAGAAGTATTATACGAAGGAGTTTTAATAACAGGTACTAAAAAGTTATTGAAGTGGGAGTTAGCTAAGAATATGATGAGGCCAAAAAGTGATTACACTAAGGTTAAAATGAATTATTCTATTGTAGCTCCTAGAATGTACAAAGGACGTATAGAATCGCTTGTAGGAAGAATAACTGGTTTTGCTGATATGATTCAGTTAACTCATTTAAAACTACAACAGGTTATGTCTAGAATGATTCCTGATGGCGTGTACTTAGATGCTGATGGAGTTGCTGAAGTTGATCTTGGTAATGGAACAAACTACAATCCGCAAGAAGCGCTAAACATGTTCTTTCAAACTGGTAGTATCATAGGTAGATCGATGACATCTGATGGTGATATGAACCCAGGTAAAGTACCTATTCAAGAAATAGCTAGTGGTAATGGAGGTGCTAAAATGCAAAGCCTAATACAAACATACAATTATTATCTACAGATGATAAGAGATGTAACTGGTTTAAACGAAGCTAGAGATGCTAGTACACCTGATAAAAATGCTTTAGTAGGTATACAAAAAATAGCAGCAGCTAATTCTAATACAGCAACTAGACATATATTACAATCTGGTTTGTTTCTAACAGCTGAGCAAGCAGAGTGTATATCTCTTAGAGTATCTGATATTATAGAGTATGCACCAACAAGAGATGCATTTATACAAAGTATAGGTGTTCACAACGTAGCGACACTTTCTGAAATGACAAATTTACATCTATATGATTTTGGTATATTCATAGATCTAGCACCTGATGAAGAAGAAAAGCAGATGCTAGAAAACAATATACAAGTTGCTGTTGCTCAAAAAGGTATAGACCTTGAAGATGCTATTGATCTTAGGGAAATAAAAAACATAAAACTAGCTAATCAATTATTAAAGATTAGAAGAAAGAAAAAGCAAGAGAAAGATCAAGCTATTCAACAGCAGAATATCCAAGCACAAGCTCAAGCAAATGCACAAGCACAACAAGTAGCTGCACAAGCTGAAGTACAAAAACAACAAGCTTTAGCACAAACTGAAATGCAAATAGAACAAGCTAAGTCTCAAATGGAGACTCAAAAGATGACACAAGAGGCTGAGATAAAAAAGCAGTTGATGCAGTTTGAGTTTCAATTAAACATGCAGCTAAAGCAAATGGATTTAAACACCATTAACGAAAAAGAAAAATACAAAGAAGATCGAAAAGATAAAAGAACAAAAATACAAGCAACTCAACAGTCTGAGTTAATCGATCAAAGAAAAAATGAGAAACCACCTAAGAATTTTGAATCAGCAGGTAATGATATACTTAGTGGTAACTTTAACTTAGGGTCGTTTGATCCTAAGTAATTATTTTTAATTTTTTATATTATATTATATTATGGCTAAGAAAACAAAAGAAGAAGTTGTTGAAAATGCAACTGAAGAGAAAATTGAATCAACACCTAATGGTGATAAGATTAAAATAAAAAAACCTAAATTCAGTAAAAATACAGAAGAAGTTGTCAAAGTAGATCTTCGAGAAGTTAATAAATCTGAAGAAGAGGTGATTACTAAAGAAGAAGAAAAAGAAGAAAATGTCATTGAAGAACAACCATTGGCAGAAGAGCCAACAACTGATGAAGCAGTGGGAGGAGAAGATACCCAAAGCGAAGTTAAACAAGAAGATAAAGAACAAGTTCCCGAGGATGAGCAAAGCAGCGTTCTCGAGGAGATAACACAAGAAGAAGTTGTTGAGCAAAAAACAGAAGAATTAATTGAAGAAGTTAAAGAAGCTGTTGAAGAGCAAAAAGAGAATGGAGTTGATTTACCTGAAAACATACAAAAGGTAGTTGACTTCATGAGTGAGACTGGAGGTACACTAGAAGAATATGTAAGATTAAATCAAGATTACAGTTCACTAGATGAAAAACAGTTATTAAAAGAATTTTATAGGTCTACAAAACCACATTTAACAAGTGATGAAGTAGACTTCTTGATGGAAGATTCGTTTTCGTATGAAGAAGATATAGATGATGAAAGAGATATCAAGAGAAAGAAATTAGCGCTTAAAGAGCAAGTTGCTAGCGCTAAGTCCCACTTGGATGGATTAAAATCTAAGTATTATGAAGAAATCAAAGCAGGTTCTAAGTTAACTAGTGAACAACAGAAAGCTGTAGATTTTTTCAATCGTTATAATAAAGAGTCAGACGAGACGAGTAAAGTAGTTGAAAAGCAGAAATTAACATTTAATAAAAAGACTAATGAGGTTTTTTCCAATGAGTTCAAAGGTTTTGAATACAAAGTGGGAGATAAAAGATATAGATTTAATGTTAAAGAAGCTGGTAAAGTAAAAGAAACCCAGAGCGACATCAATAATTTTGTTAGAAAGTTTCTAAACGAAAATAATGAGATGGTAGATGCTAAGGGTTATCATAAATCTTTATTTACAGCTATGAACTCAGACGCTATAGCTAATCATTTTTATGAGCAAGGCAAAGCAGATGCAATAAAAGAAAGTGTTGCACGAGCTAAAAATATAGACATGAACCCGCGACAAGGTCACGAAGGTTTTGTTGATGCAGGCGGAATAAAAGTGAGAGCGCTAACTGGTGATAACTCTTCTGATTTTAAGTTTAAAATTAAAAAGTAGTTTAACATTTAAAATAAAAATAAAATGGCAGCAGTTAATCCAACCGGAGGTGGTAGTTTAAATTCAACCCCCGCACCGGTAAAACAAACGCTTAGTTCAGCGTATATCGATTTTACAGCTTCTGGAACAGCAGGATGGGCACAACAGTATTTGCCTGATTTAATGGAGCAGGAAGCCGCAATATTCGGTAAAAGAACAATTTCTGGATTTCTAAATCAAGTCGGAGCTGAAGAAGCAATGACATCTGATCAAGTTATCTGGTCTGAGCAAGGTAGATTACATATTAATCTAGCAGCTGTATGTACAACTGCATCAGCAGGATTAATAACTTTTGGCACAGCTCACGAGTTAAGAGTTGGTGACACTATTTTAGTACACAAAGCAGCAGCTACGCTTAAGTGTTATGTATCAGCAGTCGGAAGTACAACTACCGTTACCGCATTACCTTACACTCAAGCAACTTTAGCTACTGGTTCATCTTTTGCGAATGCTGACGCAGTAACTGTATTTGTATATGGTTCTGAGTTTGCTAAGGGAACAGTAGGTCAAACAGATGCTATTGCACCATCTTTCAAGTCATTTACTAACAAGCCAATCATCATTAAGGATATGTATGAGATTTCAGGATCTGATGCTTCTCAAATTGGTTGGGTTGAAGTAACTGGAGAGTCTGGGCAATCAGGTTATCTATGGTATTTAAAAGCCGAAGGTGATACTCGATCTAGATTTACTGATTATTTAGAAATGGCAGTAGTTGAAGGAGAGAAGAAAGTTAGTTCAGCTAATGCATCGGTTCCAGATGGTACTGAAGGTATGTTTGCCGCTATCACAGATAGAGGTCACATTACTACAGGTATAGCTGGAAGTTCTACATCTGATGATTTAGGATCTTTTGATAACATTCTAAAGAAGTTTGATGCACAAGGAGCTATTGAGGAAAATATGATTTACTCTAATAGAACTGTTTCTTTAGCAATTGATGATATGCTTGCAGCTCAGAACTCTTATGGTTCTGGTGGTACTTCTTATGGAGTATTTAGTAATAGCGAGGATATGGCTTTGAATCTTGGTTTTTCAGGTTTCCGTAGAGGATCTTATGATTTTTATAAGACTGATTGGAAATACTTGAATGATATTGGTTCAAGAGGTGCTTTTGGAGACAATGATATTCGTGGAGCTATTATTCCAGCTGGTGTTTCTAGCGTATATGATGAGCAACTTGGTAGCAGCATGAAACGACCTTTCTTGCATGTTAGATATAGAGCTTCTCAAACTGATGATAGGAAAATGAAAACTTTTATAACAGGTTCTGTTGGCGGAAACGTTACTTCGGATCTTGATGCTATGAAAGTGCATTATCTATCTGAAAGATGTCTAGTAGTACAAGGAGCTAATAACTTCATGTTATTAACCTAATAACAATTATTTAATAATTACCCTTGTCCGATGGATGAGGGTAATTTTTACCCTTATTATATTATATTATATTATGAAAAAAATAGTAAAAAAAGAAACTCAAGATAGGGTTTTAAAGGATAAAGTTTTTGTTTTAAGAAACAATTTATCACCACTAACATATACAATAAAGAGTCGAGGTGTTTATCATTTTGATGAAGAAAAAGGTTTTGAAAGAGAATTAAAATATACTCAAAACCAACAAACACCATTTGTTGATGAATTTAAAGGTGATGCAAGATTAGCTCACATAACTTTTGAAGATGGAGTTTTAAAAGTTCCAAAAGAAAAACAAACTTTACAAAAGTTTATGGATTTATCTCCTGACAAAGGTAAAGTTTATGAAGAGTTTGATACAGTACAAATAGCTGTTGATGAACTACAAGACCTAGAGTTAGAGGTAGAAGCATTAACCGCAGCAAAAGGTTTAGATATAGAAATAGCTGAAGCAGTAATGCGTGTAGAGTTAGGTTCTGAGGTATCTAGCATGAGTTCTAAGGAGCTTAAACGAGATTTATTATTGTTTGCTAAGCATAACCCTAGTTTGTTCTTAGAATTAGTTTCTGATGATAATGTACAACTTAGAAACTTTGGTATAAAAGCTACTGAATCTAGTATATTGAAATTATCTGAAGACCAAAGAAACTTTACTTGGGCTAGTAATGGAAGAAAAGTTATGACTGTTCCTTTTGATGAACATCCATATTCTGCGTTAGCAGCTTTCTTTAAAACAGATGAGGGTATGGAAATATACTCTAATATTGAGAAACGATTAAAGGATTAAGTTCCATGTAGATGTTAGGCCATCGACTTGGTGGCTTAACTACTACAAAATAAAAAATTATGGCAGTAAGTATTAACGACGTATATCAAAAAGTACAAGTAATAGCTAATAAAGAACAAAGAGGTTATGTAACACCTGTAGAGTTTAATTCTCTAGCTAATCAAGTTCAAAACGATATTTTTGAACAATACTTCTACGATTTAAATCAAGCTGATAGAAAAATAGAAACATACGAAGAGTATTCAAATGCTATAGATCTTATAAAGGAGAGGTTATCTCCTTTTCATTATTTTAAGGCATCACCATCAGCAACAAGCAATAATACGGTTACTTTAGCTGCCAACGTGTATGAGTTGGGTGATGTATATTTTACATTAAGCGGTTTAGATTATTTAGTACAACCTATTAGTAAAGAAGAACTTATAAATATACAATTATCACCATTAGCTCAACCTGTTACAAAAAGACCTGTTTATGTTAGGAAATCAGCTACACAAATAGAAGTATTTCCTGCAACGATAACATCAGGTATAACACATAATTATGTTAAAAAGCCAACGGTAGTAGCTTGGGGTTATAATACAGCCACAGGTGCTTACGATGCTAGCACAACAACAAACTTTGAACTACATCCTTCTGAAGAAGCTAATATAGTTATTAAAGTTTTACAATTAATAGGTGTTATTATAAAAGATCCAAGTTTATATCAAATATCATCTCAAGAAGAAATAAAAGATTTACAACAAGAAAAAGCATAATAAATGGGACTATTAGGAACAACTACAGCAGAATCTTATTATAATCAGTCTCAATCATTTACTGGTAACGGAAGTATACATCAATTTGTATTGTTGCAAACATACTTTCCAACAGTACCAACAGCTAAAGAACAGTTTGAGATATATATAAATGATATATTAATAAATCCAAACAACTATAGTTATAACAACTCTAACGATACTATAACGTTTACGTCTACTAGTATGAACACTGATGTTCAGACAGGTAGTAATGGAGCACCAAAAAATGGTCTTATTGTATTAGTTAGAGAAATTGCAGAAACAGAGCAATATGGTAACTATCAATACATAGATGTAGAAGATATTATAAACAACTTTATAGTTTCTTATGTTGGTGAAGGTAAAATAATAAGTAAGGTTAGAAAATCTGACGTAGCTTTTCATGCTCAAAGAGCAATACAAGAGTTTAGTTATGATACTTTTAAATCTACAAAAGCTCAAGAGATAGAGGTTCCACCTTCATTAACCATGATTTTACCTCAAGATTACGTTAACTATGTTAAAATGTCATGGAAAGATGATGGTGGTGTAGAAAGAGTTATATATCCTATAAGGCATACAAGTAATCCAACATCACTGTTGCAAGATTCAAATTATAAATACTTGTTTGATTCAAATGGTGATTTACAAAAAGCATATAACTCTAATACTTGGGGTGATTTTTCAACTCCAAACGCTGATTTAACTGAATATAGTCAAGAAGAAAAATTAGATCAAGTAGATTTAAATGCAATGGGATCTAGATATGGTGTAGAACCAGAACTAGCTCAAAGTAATGGATCATACTTTATAGATCAAATAAAAGGTACTATATATTTTAGTTCTAACATGTTTGGTAAAATACTAACACTTAAATATATAAGTGATGGATTAGGTACAGACGCGGAAATGGTTGTACATAAGTTTGCTGAAGAAGCAATGTATAAGTATTTAGCACACGCAGTTTTATCCACTAAAATGAACATACCAGAGTATATTGTTGCAAGGTTTAAAAGAGAAAAGTTTGCAGCAACTAGAAATGCAAAATTAAGGTTATCCAACCTTAAATCAGAGGAGCTTGCTCAAATAATGCGAAACAAATCAAAGCAAATTAAACATTAACACATGCCGGAAATATCAAATAACTTTAGACTAGGTAGGATGGAGAAGGATCTAGACGATCGTCTGGTTCCTAATGGTGGCTATAGAGATGCTTTAAATGTAGAAGTTGCTACATCTGAGGGATCTGATGTTGGTGCTTTGCAAAAAGTTTTAGGTAATACATTAATATCTGGTTTACCTACATTGACAAGTGCTACCTGTATAGGTTCTGTTAGAGATACTCAAAATAATAAAATATATTGGTTTATAACTTCAAGTGGCGCTGATATAATAGCAGAGTATGATGGTGCAGTTATAGATTTAATATTAGTAGATACTGGTAGTGTCTTAAATTTTAATGTTAATAACCTAGTATTAGGTGTTAATATATTAGACAATGTAATTTACTTTACTGACAATTTAAACGAGCCAAGAAGAGTTGATATAGAGTACTGGAGAGGAAAGACTGGTACAACTTTAGTAACATCAACTGGTTTAACTGCAGATAAAATAACTGTTATAAGAAAATCACCTTTAAATGCTTTAACATACACAGCTTTACCATCAACTGTTGTTAGTGGTGCAGGTACTATAGATGGAGAACAAGTGCAAGTACTAATAAGTGGAAATACTTCTCTAGCATTATCTACATTTACTTTAAATTCATTTGAAGCAATAACTAATATTACTTTTATAAAACAATCAGATGGATCTCCTATTAGTCCTGAGTACAAAGCTAATAACGAAATAATATTAACCAACACACTAGGTCAAACAGCTAGAATAAGAATAGATAGTTTTACTGGAACTGGAGACAACAAAGTATTTAAAGCTACTTTACTAGAGATACACCCAGGTATTGCTACTACAGAAGCAGGTAACGTTGTAACTTTTAGTCAAACTTCTAATTTACCCTGGTTAGGTTATAGTACATATACAAGTTCTACTATTAATGGTTTAACTGGTGAAATTTATTTTGGTACTTCTAACTCAACAACAGGTACTGTAAACAATTATTTAGGTTTTCAACAAGGTACGGGAACTGATTCTGTATTTAGTACATTTCCTGTTACAACTGATTATACTTTACATTTATCAGTTTGTATAATAGGAGCTCCACAAATACAAGGAATAGAAGGTCAACAAAATTTTCCTTTTACACAAAATACTTCTAATGTATCAAAAAGTAGTATAAGAATTCATGCAGAATTCAGTTTAAATGAAGGTGTTAGTTGGACTAGTATGAATCAAGTTGGCCATGAGACAGGTGGTGGTAGTGATTATTCTAGTAATGGTGTTGGTCCAGACTCTGTTCTTCAAACTTATTTAGCTGACAGTAAAACAATATGTCTTACTAGAAAAGTAACTACAACACAATATCAAGCAGATACTAAAGTTAGGTATAGGTTAAAAAAGACAGAAACAACTAACGGATTGTCTATAATAACAGCAGTACAATCAAGTGCTCTTGCAGGGCTTGAAGTTAGAACAGGTGGTACTATAGCGGCAGGTTCAAATTTACTTTTACGACTAGTTGGTGGTGGATCTATATCGAGTGCATCATCTGTTAATCCTATATCATCTGGTATGATAATTACAGGAAATGGTATACCTTTTTTAACAAGAGTTGTTTCTGTAAATTATCACTCAGCAAATAGTGTTGTTTTAGATAAAACAGTAACAGTTTCAGAAGGTGATGATTTAACATTTAATGGAACATACTCCGCTATTAGTTCTAACTTAACAGAGTACGATGCTGTTGCTAAAGAAGCTTTAGGTAAATTTCAAGAAAAGTTTCCAACATTTTCATACAGATATAAATATACTAATAATCAATATTCAACATTTGCTCCATTTTCTCTACCAGCTTTTGTACCTGGTAATTTTAAATATTTAACTAAAGATGGATTTAATGCTGGTATGTTGAATAGCATTACTTCAGCAACTATAACAGGTTGGAATACAGATATAAGTTTACAGTTTAGTAATACTGCAAATAGTTTAATAAAAGAAATAGATATTTTATATAAAACATCAAATGATCAAAATGTATATGTAGTAGATACAATAAAAGAATCTGGTGGAAATTTTGAAAATACTTATACCATAGAAGATAATGAAATATATAAAGTTGTAGAATCAATGCAACTTTTAAGAAACTTTGACTCTGTGCCTAGAAGATCACTAGCTCAAGAAATAGTAGGTAATAGAATTGTATATGCTAATTATACTGAAAACTTTAATTATACAGGAACACCTAAATTTATAATAAGTACTGCTAATATTACTTCAGATACATACAATCAAAAGCTTTCAATAAAATCAAATAGAACTTATCAATTTGGTATTGTTTTTCAAGATACATATGGAAGAAAAACACCAGTTTTTACAGGAACAGATAGTACAATAGAAATAGGTAAAGAAAATTCTACAAACAATATACAGTTTACCGTAAAAACAGATGATATTGTAGGAACTTTACCAGCTGAAATAACTCACTTTAAGTATTTTATAAAAGAAATATCTAAAGAGTATTATAACATAGCTATATCTAACTATTATGACGATGGTGAAGGTTTTGCTTACTTATCTATACCTTCAGCTGATAGAAATAAAATATCAGAAAATGATTATTTAGTATTTAAAAAGCAAAATGGTACAACACTTAGTTATAGTGGCACTCAAGATGCTAATAGATATAAAGTAATAGATATAAAAAACGATCCCCCTCAAATATTAAACAGGGATGTAGCAGTTAATAATAATTTTGGTTGTAATTTTGGTGATAAATTTGGTTCTCAAACTTTATTAACTAACAAAAAAGCTGGCATGACACCTGTTAGTGGTTTTAATAAAATACAGGTTGCTGGTATGGGTGAAAGCAATTATATAAATGCAGCCGCAGAAGCATTATTAAAACCTGGTGCAAAAATAAGATTTAAAGCATCAACTAGTTTAAGATATACTAAAGCATATGAAGTTGCAAGTGTAAGAACCGCTGGTAGTTCTGGAAGTACTTTAACTGCTGAAGTTACTTTTAAAAACTTTTTTACCGAAGATGTTGATCAGCTTTATGATGATAGTAATAAAATATTAGCAAAAGTAACGGAGTTTGTTACAGAGTCGGAAACTATAGGTAATAGTAATTTTGATGGTAAGTTTTTTGTTAAAATAAAAGCTAATCAAGAATTAAAAGACAATTTTGATACTCATGTTAATGAAGGAGATTTTCTTGTACTAGGATCTACTTATAGTGTTCCTGCTGGATCATCGGTTACTGGTGGATATCATCTTAGTACTTTGACAGTTGGTTCTAACACTTTTACGATAACTACTTCTGAAGTAGAAAATCATACAGCTTCAAAATATGAAGATGATAATTTTTTTAATAACATAGTTACTGGTAACTACATTAGGATATCAGATACTAACTTTAATAATGAATTAAAATTTTCTAATTACTATAAAATAACTTCAGTAACTAAATCTAATGGAGGTGCAGCGGATGCTGAATTTGCAGTAACTTTAGCTACAAATTTATTAGTAGCTGTTAGCACTGACCAAGTTATTAGATTAGAAGTATTAAACGTAGTTAAAGAATCTGATAGTGATTCTAGTAGTCCTGCTATTTTTGAGATAGAACCAGATGATGGTTTACTTGATTTATATTATGAAACACAAGAAACATTTCCTGTAAGTGAACTAGAGGTTGTTAAAACTTTATCGTATGCTAATTCTATTAATTTTGGTAACGGAGTTGAATCAGATAGGATAAGAGATGATTTTAATGCACCTGTAATTGGTAAAGGAGTTAGAGTTTCTACTGTTATAGATGAAGTATATGCTGAAGAAACACTTACTAATAGGTTTATATATTCACAACTATATAATAGTAGTAGTGGTGTTAACAGATTAAATCAATTTATAATAGCTGATAAAATTACTAAAGATATTAATCCTTCGCATGGATCTATACAATTAATAAAAACTAGAGATACTGATCTAATAACATTATGTGAAGACAAGTGTTTTAGAGTACAAGCAAATAAAGACGCCTTATTCACAGCAGATGGTAATGCACAGGTAACAGCTAGTTTAAATGTTCTAGGACAAGTGATACCTTACGTAGGAGAATATGGTATATCTAAGAATCCAGAATCATTTGCTCAATATGGTTTTAGAGCTTACTTTACTGATAGAGAAAGAGGTGTTGTGTTGAGGTTATCAAGAGATGGTTTAAGTGAAATATCAGCGCTAGGTATGTCTGACTTTTTTTCAGATAAATTAGCAAATGTTAATGGTAGTGTATTTGGTAGTTATGATGATAGAAAAAACTCATACAACTTAAGTTTTACTAATCAATTAAATAGTGATACTACAGAGACAATATCGTTTAATGAAAAAATAAATGGTTGGACAAGTAGAAAATCTTTTGTACCAGAAACAGCTATAAGTTTAAATAATAACTATTTTAGCTTTAAAGCTGGTAGTATGTACAAACACCATAGTAACACAGAGACCAACGATTTTTATACTGTTACAACAGCTATTCTTTCACAGGCAACTAGTTATTCGTATGAAATAACATTAACACAAAGTAATTCAGATATAGCTGTTGGTATGTATGTGTCTGGTGAAACAATACCTTCTGGTGTTACTGTATCCAGTTTGGCTGGTGGTTACTTTATAAGTACAGATAATTTAGTTATTCCATCTGGAACTAAACTTTACTTCAGCTCGTTACCAATAACAGAAAAAAAGTCTAGTGTTAAGTTTTTAATGAATCAACCCTTAGGACAAGTTAAAAGATTTAAAACATTAAACTATCAAGGAGACACTGGTTGGTTATTAAATAGTATATCAACACCAGAACACGTTGGGGAAATTAGTTCAGATGGATTTATAAAGAAAGAAGGTAAATACTTTGCAACTGTAAATGGTAAAACTGCTACAGCGTCAACATTAAATGCGGAAGAATTACAAGTTGAAGGATTAGGAACTGTTGATAGTGTAGTTGGAAAAGTATTAACATTTAATGATGGAGTAAATAGTAATTTACAAGTTGGTGATAACATTTATTTTTTAGCTGATAACGCGGTAGCTTCGTATACTTTATCTGGCGCATGCACTGTTAAAACAGCAACAACAATAACAATACCAGCTAATGGTACAGCACCTGCTGTAGGTAAGTTTGTATTGTTCGACAAAGGTGGTGTTGTTAATCAATCAGGTTTATTAGGTTTCTTTGCAGAAGTAGAAATGAAACATACAACTACTAGTGCTGCTGAATTATTTTCAGTAGGTTCGCTAGTTGTTTAAATAATATATTTAAAGTGTAATAATTATAATATAAAGATATTTGATATGATAGGAGCAATAATGGGTGCGGTTGGTGGAGTTGCTAAAGTGGCAGGTGGACTAATAGGTCAAAGAGGTAGAAAAAAAGAACAACGTGCAGCTAGAGGTCAGTATGACGAAAGAATGGCGCAGTTTGAAAATCTAGACACTTCTAATCTAGCTGGTGACTTAAGTAATCCATATGAAGATGCTACAGTTAATACTCAAGCTTCTGAC